GGTGACTTAGGTGGTGACTTAGGTGGTGACTTAGGTGGTGACTTAGGTGGTGATTTAGGTGGTGATTTAGGTGGTGATTTAGGTGGTGATGAAGGAGGGGGAGACACTGCGCCCGAAGAAACTCCAACCGAAAGACTAGTAAGAAATAAAGACTTAGATTTATTAGTCGAGGACGACTTAATAAAAGGTAAAAGTATATTAGACTTATCTAAAGGTAGACAGTCTTTAGGTGAAATAGAAAAAAAGTTGAATTCACTTCTAAATGACTAAATTGTGAATAATACTACTTACATGATATTTATATAAAAAAATATCATGACATCATTCGGAATCATCAAAACCAAGATTGAAAAGTTATTCGAATCAACTTACGGAAAACAAGATTTTAAAACTCATATTAAGTCATTTAAATCTATGATACTTGAAAATAGTGACTTATGTGAAGTATATTTTATTTACGATGAATTATCATCTAAAAAAGGTTTAAACGAAACTATTGTAGACGAGTATATCTCTGAATCGTTTGAACAACTAAGAAGTTTAATTGATGATAACCAAAATGAAATTAATAAGATTAGTCAGTGGATTAACCAATTAGTTATTGAAACTAATAACAATTACAGTGATATCGATATTCAAGTTTATACTAAAAATGTAACTAAAAATCTAGAGTCATTATTAGAATCTAAAAATAGAATTAAGAAAAATTTATTAAGTAATGATATAGTTGAAATAAATGAATCTAGTTTGAATATACCTATTTCTTCTATGTTACAGATTGCCACTAAAACATTTAATAAAGAGTTTTCTTCACTTAATGAGGAAGAGAAAAAGGAGTTTAAATTTTTTACGTCACTAAATAAGAACCAATTAATAGAGGAAATAGATAAGTCTAAGAAATCTGTCTATAGTAAATTAAGTAATAATTTAAATGAATCTAACGATAACGAACTTAAAGAAAAGATTCAAAAAACTTTAAATAAAATAAACGAAACTGATTATACCCTTACATCTCTTTATAGACTTAAGCAATTAGAAAAGGGGTTATAATGAAAAGATTTTTTACATCATTATTAGGTGACGTTGATGGTCAAAAGTCATCAAAAAGGTTTGTTACCATAATCGCATTTTTCATGATGTGTATTGCCTTTGTTGCTAACATTTTTATGGATATACCGTTACAAAAATATGTGTGGGACGGTATGATGTATATTGTAGGTGCGGGGTTAGGATTTACCACACTTGAAAAATTTTCAAGAAGTAAAGGAGTTGAAGAATAATGTATTCTAACTCTTAAAGGTCGTTTCTCTTCTTATTCACATAAATTGCTTTTTTCATTTTTTCTCTTTTTTCCACTGAATCCTTTGTGTACTCCTTATTTTTATTAAGGTTCTGAAGTTGCTTAGTCTTGTAAACTTTATATTTGTAGTTTTTAAGAGCCGCCTCTATATTCTTATTTTTCACCTTAATAATTAGCATATATAAATTTGTTTATCTATAAATATATGTTTTTGACATATAACTACAAATATAGTATATTTAATACAAATCAATAAACTTTGTAAGTATGAATTTATATGAAAAAAGGAAAAACGTCACAATTAAAAATATTCAATGACTCAAAATGTTATTACGGTACAGTAGATGCCAAAAATTTAAAAACAGTTTATATTGTTTTACAATCATGGGTAGAACCCATAAAAGAGTTTGAGAATTGGGATAGAGCGACAGGGACTATGGAGCGTAATATTAAACACGTCTTATTAGAAGTTTTAAATACCGAAGTTTTCGAAAAACATAATATAGTGGATTTAGATTTAAGAAGTAGTGGAATACAAAGAGGTAAAAGAAGTTTTATGAACTTAGAAATCACCTTATATCTTAAAAATCACTTAGATTTTAAATCAACAAAACTAAAAGAAAATATTAAAAAAGTCATTCAAGCAGTATACACCGATTGTTTAAGAGGTATGAAGTATTTTGAAATACACAAGAGTAAAACGACAAAAGAAGTGGTCTGATATATTTATAAAGAAAAAACATGAAGATTTTAGGACCAAACGATTCAGGTAAAGGTATCTTAGTAGAGTGGGATGCCGGATTTGTAAATCCTAACGATAGCCGTAATTCACAAGTTATAAAAGAGTCTTATGGTCAATTAGACCATTCAAAACCATTTGAGTTTTACGCGACGTTACAAAAATACGATACCCCCAATAGAAACGGTAGAGTGTATCCTGAAAAGATTTTACGTAGAGAAGCTGACGTTTATAAAAAAGCAATCGAAAAAGGATTATCAATATCTGAACTTAACCACCCTGAATCATCTTTGATAGATTTGGACCGTGTCTCACACTTAATCACAGACGTATGGTGGGAAGGTAACACACTTATGGGAAAGATTAAATTATTGACATCACCTGGATTTCATACAGAGGGTGTAGTTTCGTGTCCAGGTGACCAAGCGGCTAATTTAATGAGACAAGGAGTCACTATGGGTGTTTCTTCTCGTGGTGTTGGCTCATTAGTAAAGAAAGGTGAAAGAAATGAAGTACAAGACGATTTTGAATTAATCTGTTTTGATTTAGTTTCATCTCCATCTACACCAGGTGCATATCTATTCTTAGATAAAAATGATAAGGGTAAGTATGAAGAAAGTTTAGAGGAAGAGACTCAGTTAAGGTCACAAGAACCAAAGATTGATGGTGGTTTAGGTAAAAGTGTTGACTTAATGAAAAGACTTTCCGATTATTTAGGTTATTAAACCTTTTAAATAAAAAAACATGGACGAAAAGTATTTTGTGGCAAAAGTTCAGTATGACCTCCCTGATGAAAACTCAGGTAAAATTAAAAAAGTTAGAGAAGAAAAACTTGTTAAGGGTTTTAACGTAACTGACGTTGAAGCTAAAGTTACTCAAAACTTTAAGGATTTTGTTTACGATTGGAGAATCACAGCGTGTGTTGAGAGTAAAATCGACGAGGTGTATGAGTAATTTAAAATAAAAAAAGATTTTTGAATCGGGGTTATCCCCGATTTTTTTTTGCTTAAAGTTATTAAAAAAACACTTTTTTCATATTTAACATATTTATATGATAACTATAATAAACTTTTTTGCAAAAAAATAATATGGCAGACAAAAAAAACCTAGTTGAAGAAGCTTTATTGCAGATGGAAAATCTACAAGAAGCCATAACTAATAATGCAAAAGGAATACTTGCTTCTACTATGAAGGAAGAAATCAGTGAATTAGTAAAAGAATCTCTTAGTGAAGAAGAGGTTGAAATGTCTGAAACAGAAACTGAAGAAGAAAATGTTGAAATGTCCGAACAGGAAGAAATTGACGTTGAAGATGAGGTTGAAGTTGATGACGCAGAAGGTGACATGGAAGACGCTCTTGAAGACTTAGGTCTTGATATGGGTGACGATATGGAATCTGATAACGACGAAGAGTTAGACTTGGGTGATGAGGAAATGTTAATGACCGATTTACCTGGTGACGACTTGGAAGTTGATGATGAAGAAGAGGTTCTTTTACCTCTCGATTTAACCGCAGCTTCTGATGACGAAATACTAAAGGTATTTAAAGCTATGGGTGAAGAAGACGGTATCATTGTAAAGCAAGACGGTGGTGACGTTCATTTATCAGACGAAGAGACCGATGCTGAATACGTTATTCAGTTAGGTGAATCAGAAGAAGAAGCATATGAAGGTGAGTACACAGAAGAAGACCACATGGAAGAAGAAGAAGAAGTGGTATATGAAATCGAGATTGGTGAAGAAGAAGCTGACGAAGAAGAAATGAGTGAAGGTGATTACGGTGGGAACAAAGGCGATGAGTCTAGGTCACACAGAGATTACGAAACTAACGAAGGTGATTACGGTGGGAACAAAGGCGATGAGTCTAAGTCACACAGAGATTACGAAACTAACGAAGGTGATTACGGTGGGAACAAAGGCGATGAGTCTAAGTCACACAGAGATTACGAAAGTAACGAAGGTGAAACCACTGAAACTGCTAGAACTAATGCGTCTTTACGAAAGTACCCAAACGCTAAATCTGCACCTGAAGAGGTGAGAACTTATGCTAAGGGTAGATTAAGACCCGCGGTAAGAGAAAATGAAGAATTAAAAGCAGAAGTTAAACAACTTAGAGAAAAGAATGAAGAGTACCGTAAGGCACTTAATGTTTTCAAAGAGAAGCTTAACGAAGTGGCTGTTTTCAACTCTAATTTAGCTTACGCTACTCGTTTATTCACTGAGCATTCTACTACGAAGCAAGAGAAAATAAATATTTTAAGACGTTTCGATGGTGTCGAGACTCTTAAAGAATCAAAATCTTTATATAAGACAGTTAAAGAAGATTTAGGTGGAAAAGAAACTAACGTTGTTACTGAATCAGTACAATCTAAAGTTACTAAAACTCCAACTAAAGGTTCAGCAAACAATCTTATCGAAAGTAAAACTTATGAAAATCCTCAGTTCTTAAGAATGAGAGATTTAATGAGTAAATTAAAATAAAAATAAATTTCCTTAAAAAATATTAAAATGGGAGCATTATTAGAATCAGGTCTAGTTGGTAACATCGGTCTTAAGCACCTTAAGGTTATCAAGGAGGACACAATTAACAAGTGGGACAAATTAGGGTTCCTCGATGGTCTTAAAGGCCACACTAAAGAAAATATGGCTCAGTTATATGAGAACCAAGCATCATATTTGATAAACGAAGCGGCAGCATCTGACAGTTCAGGTTCTTTCGAAACAGTTGTTTTCCCAATCGTAAGAAGAGTTTTCTCTAAGTTATTGGCTAACGACATCGTTTCAGTTCAAGCTATGAACCTACCAATCGGTAAGTTGTTCTACTTTGTTCCAAAGATTCAGAACAGAAACGCTGATGGAACTCACATTCCTCCATTCGGAGCACCAAACGGTCCATCAACAACAGATTCAGGTTACACAAATTCAACTAACTTATATGACCGTTTCTACGAAGGTAGTACACCAAATTCAGACCCAGCTGGGTTGTTCGATTACTCGAAGGGTGCTTACGCAGAGCAAACACCAACATTAGTTCCTGTTAGATGGAACAACGGTGTTTTAACCGCAACTACACTAGATGTTGCTTTAAGTTACGCGTCTGGTGGTACAGGTACTGCAGCAAGTGCAAACGTAAGGTCATTAATCTTTATGATGACAGGATTCTCATCAGCAGGTGCTAGTAAATTAATAGGTCCTGACGGACAAGAAATGGATACTGAGGACTTCTTAGCATCATTAGAAACTTACAAAACCGGCGCTACTGACACTTATTATAACTTTAGAGTTGTAACTCAGAAGTACGGTAAGGGTATCGTTAACTATGGTAACGAGCAACAGACTACTTTCTATAGTGGTTCTTACCCTGGTCCTGGCGGAAAGTACGACAATGTATGTGATGTTGAAGGTAAAATCTACTTGGAGGTTGATTTCTCAACTCCAGTTGAGATTGGAACACAGTCATTAGACGGATACACAGGTTCAACAATTGCATCAGGAGATACCTTCGTTGGTTCATACAGAGTTTATGAGACATTAGAATTTGAAGACGCTATCGGTGAAGTTTCATTCGACTTAGAAGCTGTTACTGTTTCTGTTACAGAAAGAAAGTTAAGAGCTCAGTGGTCACCAGAACTCGCACAAGACGTCTCTGCATTCCACAACATCGACGCGGAAGCTGAATTGACAGCATTGTTGTCAGAACAGGTTGCTGCTGAGATTGACCGTGAGATTTTAAGAGACTTAAGAAAAGGTGCGGCTTGGTCATTAAGATGGGACTACAACGGTTGGAAGAGAGTATCTAACGGTTCTGTCAACTACAACCAAAAGGATTGGAATCAGACATTGATTACTGCAATCAATCAGATTTCTGCACAAATCCATAAATCAACTCTAAGAGGTGGTGCTAACTGGATTGTTGTATCTTCAGAGATTTCAGCAATCTTCGATGACCTTGAGTACTTCCACGTTTCAAACGCGGCTCCTGACCAGGACAACTACAACATGGGTATCGAAAGAGTTGGTACATTATCAGGTAGATATCAAGTTTACCGTGACCCATACTTCCCACCAAACACAGTATTGTTGGGACACAAGGGTTCATCATTACTTGACACAGGATATGTATACGCTCCATACGTACCTCTACAGTTGACTCCAACAATGTACAACCCATTCAACTTTACACCAATCAAGGGTATCATGACAAGATACGCTAAGAAGATGGTGAACAACCGTTTCTACGGTAAGATTACAGTTGATGGTGTTAGAACATTCGACCTAAGAGAGTTAAGATAATATTATATCTTAAACATAAAAAGAAAAGGGAGACTTCGGTCTCCCTTTTTTATTTCTTACAATTTCTACAATTTGCCTTTTCAGTTTTACAGATTTTAGAATCTTCACCATATAACATACAACGAAGTATCATTAATTCGATTCTATGTGATTTAAATTCATCTTCATCATGTGCTTTGTGACCACTTAAAATCGCATCTGTTATTTCAGACTGTAGAATAATAATTCTACTCGTTAATTCATCCTTCGTCATTAGACTCTTCCTTTGGTAAAGGTTGGGGTGTAGTCAGAGTTCTTATAGCTTTAGACACAACTTCAGATTCTTCAATATTGTACAAACCACGGTTGTGTGCATGTCGAGTGGCATGAACCAAACAAAATAACGCTTGGTCTACATTCATTTCATCTATAAACTTATTTAGTTCGTGTGGTTCTTTGTAATTAATAGTATTAAATAGAGTGTTTACGTTTTCGTTATTTTCTTCCATGATAAATGAGTTTTACCTAATATTTATAAAAAAGTAACATAAAGTCAAATGGATAAGTATATTTTATCAGAAGATTTAGCCGTATGGTTTGGTAAAAAGAAAAAAAAGAAGGGTTCAAAACAACCTAAAGGTCCATGGGTTAATATCTGTAAAAAGAAAAAAGGAGGTGGTCACCCTTCTTGTGGTAGAAGTGATAGTGATAAAGGAGGTTATCCTGTATGTAGAGCGGCAGGTGTTGCTGGTAAAATGTCTCAATCAGCTAAAGATTCTGCTTGTAGAAGAAAAAGGGAAAAAGAAAAAGGACGTTCAAAAGATACCAAAGGTAAAAAACCTACTCGTATTAAAGTTAAAAACTATAAAAAGAAAAAAAAGAATGAATCTATGTATATAAAAGATATAATTAGAGAAAGTATTAATAAGTCTATATTAAATAAAATACAAATCTCTGAAGAACTACAATATCACTTTGATAATAATTTATCTATTACAGATAACGCATTTAGACATGGTAGTGAAAAATACTTTGACCTTATTAATGAGGCTAGAGAACTATATAAAGAAGGATATAGATTTAATAATTTTGATGAGGAGATTTTAAATTCTGATGCGGGTACTTTTGTAAAATTAACAAGTGGTAAAACAGTGGCGTTAGATTTCCCTTTTGAATATGAAACTTTAAATGAGGCCGAATATAAAGGTAAAGAAGTGTCTCTTAATAAACCTAAATCAGGTGGTTCTAAAAAGTGGTATGTGTACGTTAGAAATCCTAAAACAGGTAAAATAAAGAAAGTTAGTTATGGCTCACCTACAATGACCGCTAAGTGGAATGACCCTGATGCAAGAAAGTCATTTGCGGCTCGACATCAGTGTGCAAAGAAAAAAGATAAGACAAAGGCGGGGTATTGGGCGTGTAGAGCCCATAAAGATTTCGGTAAAAATGTTTCAGGTAGATTTTGGTGATGATATACTCACAAGAAAATATATCATCTAATAAATTCAAACGAGTTTTTTCTCAAGATATTCCTGAGAAAGAACTCGTTTGGCATAGAGATAAGGAGAATCGTTTAGTAGAAGTTCTCGAAGATACCGATTGGTATTTTCAGATGGATAATAAATTACCTATACCTTTAAAAAAGGGTGTGACTTTTGATATACCGAAAGAAACCTTTCATAGAGTTATAAAGGGTACTACGGACTTGGTAATACTTATAGAGGAGTATTAACGTTCGTGAGACATTTTAACTTTTTTAAAAGAATAAGTTGAGTCGCTGTAAGCCTTAGGGTGAGTATCGAAAAAATAATCGATTGCTCTATCAAATGTGGCTGCTTCAGTCTCCGCTATTAGTCTATCTTCTTTAAAAAGTTGATATGTGTAGTAATTAACTTGATTCATTTTCAGGAAGTTTGTTACAAATATAGGGTTTATTTTTTACCCGAACAATATTTTCCTGAACATCTTTTTTTACCATCTAAACCAGGTTTAGTACCTTTACAAACTTGAACAGCGTAACCATTGGCGTAGGCTGATGGATATACATCATATTTAGCCTTAGCTGCTGATTTTCCTCTAGCACATAAAGTATTTTTCTTTTTCTTTTTTTTCTTCTTTTCAGTTATAATCTGTTGTATCATTTCAACTAACTGGTCTTCTGTCAATCTTATCATAGTTACTTTTTGTTTACTATTTGGAACTTTAACTCTCGTTTATAGGTATTAACCTCCCGGTCTGTAATGACCTTGATATCAATGAAATATTCATTCGGAATTTTGTCTTTAGTTTCAAAAATAAAGTAATAACCATTAGGGGTTCTGTTTATAGGTGTCCAATCTTCAACTTGAACTTCTGTTTGACCTTCTCTAACGTAAACTCTATAATACGCGTCTACTTGAGTTAAAACTTCATTAGTTGTATATGCTTTCTTTAATACGACATTAACTTTTCTAGTGTCAGTATTTAATATTTTTTCGTCCTGTTTTATTCCGTAGAAATCAAAACCATACAGACTCGGCTCATTATCTTCCATACCAATCTGATATAAGTCAGAAAGAGGGTTAACAATAAATTGATTTTCAACAGTGTTCAATGAGACACCGTTAATCGATATACCTTTCCAGTTATCATAAAACACACAAGGTATAGTAGATGAGGTTAAACCACTTACACTAACCTCATAGACCCCTTTTTGTATTTGACAAGTTGTTAATCCTGTAAATCCTGCAACTGCATCACCATTAGAATCTAATATATCGACTGTTGGGTTACTGTCGAAACTTTGAGGTACCCCATACCTAAAAGAATAAAGATATAATTTATTGTTTCTTTTTTCGTAGAATGTGTTTCTATCATCTTGAATTAAATCATTAAATGACGTTTCCAAGAATGGCTCGTAAAATGTTTGGGTGTGTCTTGAGAAGAAACCAACCGAGTAGTTCTCAGTTAACCCTGTAATATTTTCTACATCAGGGACAAAAGCGATACCCCAACCTGTAGAACCCGTAGTACCACCTGTTAAAATATCATTTATTTCATTTGTCATATCAAATTCTATATCCTCATTACCAAACTCAAAGTGTTGAGTGTCTACAATAGTTATTGCACTGTAATTAAGACCCGTTAAGGACGTTAAAGAGTTTGAGTTGTCATAGATACCATCTTCAGTCCAATCTTTTACTGTGGACCTTTGAAACCAGTTTACGGGTCTGTCTGAGTATGAGTTGTCAGTCTCAACAACATTTTTAACTGCGACAGTATTTGAAGTACCTATCGGACTCCCTTTATAATAGTCTTGACCTACACCTTCATCCCATGTTTGGGGGTTACCTGTTGTACCAGATGTTTTAGGTATTCTAAATAAAACTAAATCAAATGAAGACGCTCTCCGTCTACCATTCGACCACTTAGTATTGATTAACTCCTTATCAAAGGACGATGTGTTGGTCATTCTTAAAGTATGTTTAAGATTGTAACTACACCCAGTAGAAATCTCACCATTAGATAATTTAGTTTCTAAATCATTAAGGTCTAAATCAAAAATAAACCTTGTGAACCCTTTACTTGATATTGTATTATCTACATTACCGTAGAATAGTTCTACAACAGGGTTTCTCGCAGTATTAGTATACGAATTATAAATTAGGGTATCGTTCTTGCTAAAATAAGACCTGTAAAGAGACATACTAAGTTTTTATAATAAATATTCAGTTAATTCGAATATTCTTATTCAATATCTTATCCTGTGCATCTAATAGCTCTTTAAGTAAATCATCCACTTTAACACCATCAATACTTTGTGGTACAGGAGGTAAACCATGATATGCATGTACGTGACCTACCAAATATCTAATTATTAAGTTTATTAAGTCTAATAATTCTTCACCCCTTACTAACGAGGATGTTTTTGGTTCTATCTCATCAGCAATTCTATTCTCATCTATACCATATAACGTATTGGTTAAATCAATTCTACCACCCCCATCTGTTTTCTGTGATAGGTGAGAAAGTAGGTATATTTCATCACCTCCGATTAAACCAACTGATTTATCAAAAGGTTTTGTAGTTTTTGGTATTAGATTTTGTTTTGTAGGTTTAAATGGAACACTATCAGTCTTATTTTTATCATAAACCAATCCATAACCAGGGCTTAAATCTAGAGTAACCACTTTAACTCCATTAAAAAGAACACCTAAATTATATTGTTCTTGCATGTTTGTGGTTGGGGAAACTCCACCATATTTGTTAAATAGACTACTTTGGGGTCTGAAATAAAATGGGAATGTATTACCCTGGTCGAATCTTTGCGGCCCACTTATACTCACATTAGACACCTCTTGGTTTACTATACTTCCTATATTACCTTTAATTAACCCTTCTAATGTGTCATTAATTAATTTAATGACCTCTGATAAGCTTTTACTACTAAATGATACTGTGGTTTGTAAAGACTTTGAGGTTTCAGGTACTTGAGTATCAACATTAACTACTTCTGTACTTAAAGATAATCCATCTTTTTGTGCTATGTTGTATATGTATATATTACCTGTAAAAACATTCTGAGAATTTTCAGGATTAATGATATTATACTCGACTATTTTTTTTATGTTTTGGTGTTGGAAATTAAAGATAAGTTTTTTCTGAGCATCCCCATATACAGTTCTTTGATTAAATTTTGACAGTTGTATAAACGCCCTTTTTTCATTTCTTCTTGGTACTTGACCTCTTTTAAAGTCTTTGTTTTTACCGGCTCTTAATAATACTGTATCATCTTTAATTACAATGTCACAGGTACCTCTACCATATAATGTAACGTCTTGAGGTTCTGAGTATACACCTTTAACGTCTTCATAGAAATATTCACCGTCATCATTAAGTAAGTTAGTAAATGGTTTATTTCTAGAACCCTCATCAAAATTAGTTACTGCGGAATCATATCTTTCATATTCAGATGTTGTTGGTGAACTATATACTCCTCCTATGTAAAATTTATCTTTATCCCCTTTTCTTGATATATTATTGTAAAACAAGTGGACATACTCATCTTTTTTAGGGGGAGTATTAATAAAAAAAGGTAATAATGGTTTGAATACAAAAGGGTCTCTTTCATCCCAATTACGATAAGTCTTCTTACCATAGTTTTCATTTGCAATTTCCCTGTCAGATTGGTTTTCTGTTTTTAATATGGCGCGAATACGACCTAAACGCATAGGGTCGTTACTGTCAATACACTGACCTTTGTAAATTATTTGACCCCTCCTGAGTTCTCTACTATTATCTTCTTTACCAATCATTTAGCATTACGAGATTTATACTCTTTTAAAATATTATTATAACTATTTTCTAACGAATCTAAATGATGTGTTAATCTAACTATCAACTTTTTAGTATCTTCAAAATCTTCACTAATTTGATTTAAACCAAATTCTAAATCTTTATTTGGTAGAGATTTATAATCATTAATTATATTTTTAATTTTATCATCCATTTTACATACTTTTTCCTGTACATCTTATCGGTCCGGTGACTACAAGGCCTACAGCTACTGGCGCACACCAACTATGGACCACTCCATTTTCTAAATCTTCGTCTTTACTACCTTTTATTTGTTGGAATATGGAGGGTAGTGATAAGTTAGGTGAACCATCAGGCATATCCCCTGTCGGGAGTCCTAATTTTTGAATGTTTTCAGTGATGTTAGCTTGTGCTCTTGTGGGTGAACCTCCAGGTAATAATCCTGCCGCCGCTAATGCAAATGTTGGAGGTCTACTACCTCCCGGTATAGCTAAATTAAGAAGGTTTAATATTTCATCAACTACACTTTTACATTGTCTCCAGTCCACAACTGCAGAAGCCAATTGAAGTAATACATAAACTATACCTGTTATTACTTTTAACTGAGCATTTTTAGACTCCTTTATAATTTCTACCATCAGAGTTTCAACCAACCGTCTAATATTCTTCTTAAGTAATTTAAATAACTCCTCAACAAAAATAGATGAGATTCTACTTATCATATTTACCAAATAAGTTTTCATATTTTTCATGAAGGTCGCAAAATCTTCGATTTCATTTATTATGGCACTACCTAATGACTTCAATATAATCATAAGACCTAGTAATACTTTGGGAGAGAGTATCGTCATCGCAACAGCTCTAGGTATTACCTTTAATAAACCATCTTTAATCGCGATATCGATATTGATGCCATCAGGTAATTGAAGTTTCCAATTCTCATCCTTACCTAATTTTTCAATTTTTTCTATAAATGCGTCAACTTTTTCATTTTCAGGTAAGTCTCGTATTTCATTTATATCTTCAAATATTGCTTGAGTATTAACAGGTAATTTAACATTTCCGCAATCTTCAAATTCAGTAACGCCTAAAACCATATTATTAATTTGATTTTCAATATTACGTAAATCTGCAGTAGTCATTTCAAAAAATGAATCATCTAAATTATCTAATGTTGACAATTTTGCGGTACCCGAAACATCAATTTCCTTATTACTATCAAAACATAAACCTAAAATTCTTTGTATTATCTTTTCAAACTTAGATTGTTCCTCTTTGTCTGAGGTGGTTAGTCCTCCTGATATGTCAATAAACTCAGTTAAAGAATTCATAATTTTTACCATTAACCCATCAAAATTTAACATATCGATTGATTTATAATAATCTCTAAGAAAGTCTGAAACTCTATTTAAGTTTGGTCTATTACGTAAAGTAATTTCGTAAAAGTCCCCATAATAGGTTGTTCCGTTTTGTACATATTCTGTAACGTATTTAACGTCCATTATTTGTCTACCAGACGCTCCAATATAATCACTTCCAAACTCATCACTTAATGACACTCCTTCATTTTGTAACCTATTATATAATTCTTTATCCATTGGAAATGGAATCATTCCTGTTACAGGGTCTTCTTTTTCATAAAGAATTTTATTATACCCTTCAGAGGGGTCTTTCTTAAGTAATTTAAATAAGTCGATTTGATTTAACCTAACGTAAATTTTATTAGGTCCCGAATTATCATCGTTACCAACAAACGTTTGTTCTTGAGAACAACCAGCAACTTTTAAACTTTCCTCAACAACGACCTCAGAAATTCTACTTTTAGTATTTTGAGACGCAGTTAAAACCTGTTTTACTAAAAAATTAATAGTATTAGAATTACTTGTAGGCTTACTAGGTAATGATGTTTTTACTAAATCAATTAACTCTTCATATTGATTTTTAATTTCAGCTTGAAGTCTTTGTTGGGTGTCCCCAATATCGTTAAGTTGTTTTAACGATTCACTTTTAGATAATTCAAAATTATCTCCTAAAGATAGTTTTTTAAGAGTTTTTTCTGTCGCTTGCGTTGAAATTGTGGTGTTATATGAGTTAATCTTTGTTGTGGCGTCTCTATAACCCTGTTTTACGTCTATTGCCATGATTAAGTCATTTTATAACCATCATCATTTTCTTTGTCTAAATCTTTTTGTATTAGGGCTTGTAAAACATCGTCATCCATCTCTGATAAATTAAATTCCTCTTCAGACGTATTTGACGATTTTTCCCATATAGATGATTGTAACTTAGATAAAGATAATTTTTTTTCGATAGTGTCGTTTATGATTTTCTGTTGTTCTTTAATAACAGGACCAATAACTGCCATATCTTCAGCACCTTTCAACAACCCTAACATTTTATTCTGTATCCTTATTGCCGTGGCCCTTTGCTCAACAAGTTCATTATAAATCTCTTGCATTAAACTCAACACAGAGTCTTTACTTAAAACAATTTCTTTTTTCTTAGGTCTTCCCATAATACTATAAATATTTAAATATGGGTTTTATAAATTATTAAGCTTAACTGTTAAATCAAAATACAAATTTTTAAATTTTTTCATAGAAGTTCTAATCTCTTTAGTACTCATATTAGTCATTTCACGCAAAGAAAGTAAGATAATGTTTTTATTAAACTTATTATTGTCAGTACCTATAAAAATTTCTTCATAATTATCAAATAACTCTAATAAAGCATATCCTAATTTTATTTCATTATTATTTAAAGAAGAATCTTCTATAAATTTTTCTAGTTCTTTTAAAAACTCTTTTATTACTTGTTCCGCAGTTACTTTTTCGTACTCCAAATAATATATCATATCAGGTCTACTCTCTAACTTAGTTGTAATATCCTCATACGATATTTTTCTATTTTGTTCTTTTTGGTCTTTAATAATTTGACCCATAAGATAATTTTTACATATAGTACCAAAATAGGAATAGGCTTTTTTGTTTTTGTCGGGTTTGAACTTTTCAACTTTAGTCATTAAAAATGAATGAGTATCATTGTGGATATCAACAAAATCCATATTTTTTCGATATAACTTATATCTCCTAATAATAGACTCAATCATTTTGTCTAAAGGAGCCCTTAAATACTCATTATAAATTTGATTTTTTTCATTCCACGTAGAAGCAGTAAGAAACATTCTTACTGCTTTTTCTTCCCTCACATCAAAATAATTTTGAGCCTTAGCCTTTCTCCCCCGTTTTTTGACTTCGGAATTTTTATTATCTCCAGAAATCGTCATTAAACTTCACCTAATTCATACTTTATATTTCTATCTTCTTTAAAGAAATGTTCTTTTTTAGCTGAATCAATCCAAAAAGCGACCTCATCTTCTGTAAGCGGAGTAGAACCAAATTTGTAGTTCCAAAATACTGAACCTTCTCTCATATTAGAATGTTTATACCCTATTCTTGGAATAGTCATAATTTTTGTTGAATTATAAGTTAATCTTAATAATAACTCATATACAAAAGTTAACCTAATTGATTTTTTAAACCCTCCAAAATCATCGAATAGTGACTTTTTAAATACCATACCACTTGTTTGAAAATTTTGATAGTTTAACAAAACTTCGTTTGTTAGATATCCAATCTCACTATTCATGTTGGCGGCAAACGTAGCTTCATTTGTGAATCCAGCGAACACCCCTTTCTCATCGGTATCAACAACTAAAGGTAAAAACGCTTTAACCTCAGGGTATGAATCGATATATCTAGAAACATTCTTAAACCAAATACTTGAGTACTCATCATCAAATTCAAAAATACTTACCCATTCATGAGTTGATTTTTCAACACCCAAGTTTATTTGACTACAAAAGTCGGTTTCACCTGTATTATGTATGATATTAGTAGTTATACCACTAAAATCAAAATTACTTATATATGACTCTAAGGACTCTTCTCCTGAGTGCACAAGGACTAACTCAATATCCTCCACACACTTTCCTCTTTTAGGACATTCTTTAACTTGATTACTGATTGATGTAATACAAGATTTGAAAAGTAAATCAAAATTTTTATGTTTTGACGACTCTATTGGTAATACTACAGATATATTTAAATTTTCCATTTTTATCCTTCTTCTTCAACTTTTATTTTTTCTAACTGACTCTCAAAGACCTCTTTTCTTTGAGAGATATATGTATCAAACAGAGATATAACCTTACTATCAAAGTCCTCTTTGTTATTATATTTTTGAGCGGTCTCAACACCTTTATCATATAAATCCTCATTAATATTATCTTCCAACCAATTTTGAATGAACTCTGCTAAAATATCGTGAATGTTGTTTTGTTCATATGTCCAAACACCATTCTCATCATTTAACCACTCAGGTTTAAGATTAGGAACTTTTCCAATAACAGGTGTTCTAGTAATCATAGACTCTAACGGGAATGTACCAAAACCTGAAGTATCATCAACCCACACAGATACAAATGAGTCTTTTAAATACTCTGAAAATTCTTTAGGTGACAAACCTCTCATATCTCTAAAAGTAATCCACCTATATTGTGGATACTTTAGGTAAAAAGTTTTTATTATTTTCATCGTATCTCTTTGTTCTCTTGTGTGTATCGAAACTATTGGTTTGGACGGTAAATCTTTAGGTGAAAACTCATCACTAATTAACGGCTCAACTACGTCAAAACTAACATTTGTCATAATTTCAGCAACATACTCTTTTTGTTTTTCGTTAGTAGTTATACATTTATTAAATCCATGTGTGGTCCAAGATGTACCAGGTTGTAATGTTTCTAACATGTGGTCGTATGCTTGACATAAAACAATTTTTGCACAAGATAATTTAGATATCTGTTCCATAACGTGCCCATATATCTCAGGAATAACTATAAAATCTTCAGGAGACACTTTCAAATCCTGATTTTCAATAGAAGAATGAGGGATATTCATATACTCCTCACCTAACCAAGATTCAACACCTGCATAGTCATTTTTTTCGTGCATTATTATGGTATTAAAACCATCATTCTTTAGTGTTAATGCCATATCATATATCATTTTAACACCTGCCTTTGCATTACCTTTTGTGTCTTGACACAAAAAATAAATTCGACAACTTTTATCTGATAAATTTTTAACAGATTGTTCTACTTTTAATATTGTTTCTTCATTCATTTTTATAAATGTTTTAATATTTGATGTTTTAATAAAGTATTAAAAGCAATCCTAAAAGGAATACTTAAATCTTTAGTATTGTGTACGCCCAAATTATTATCTATTTCTTCTCTTTCTGTCATTATAATTTCTAACATCATTTTTATAACTTCAAAAGATACCAAATTTATGGTTTGTTCAGTTTCACCTGAAAAATTGTCATCAGACATATCGATAGTGTTACTAACATTATCTAAATCTATATAATATAGTTCACCTAAAACTTCTAACATTATTAAATTATTTTTTTAAATATATCATTAACCTCCGAAATATCATCAATCGTAAAATCGGATTCATAATTCTGATTGTAAGTTGTATTAACCTTTATAATTTTTTTACTATTTGAATCTTTTGATAAAAAATCCGGATTTGATGTAGTAATAATATCAAACTCATCAAAAGTATGCTCTAAAGTAGACTTAGAATAAAATTTAATGTTTTCTACTAAACACCCATATTTGGATAAGAAAAACAATGTTGCTGGTTTAGATTTACCGATTTCATCTGATATAATATAAATTTCATTTTCATCTCTATAATCAATATATAAGTCGTTTAAAATATTAAATGTATTACCGCTTATTGAAGGACTGTGACCAAAAATGTTCATCGGAAAATCCACATAAAAAAAGTTGTATAAATCATCAGGAGTCTCAAATTTAAAGTGGTCTATTAAATTCATGGAAGTAACAGGTAACTCTAATCCATACTCGAAACCATCGGATTTAGTTTCTTCTTCCCATTCTTCAGTTTCCTCGTTGTACTTAGACACAACCTCATCGTCTTTTTCCTCTAAATAGAATTTAGTATAAACCTGCTCAGTTTTTAGAAAAACATCTCTAATTACACCATTTAAGTCAAATGCAATTTTCATTACTCGTACTTATCTAAAATCTTACTTATCAAAGGATTTCTAATTACATCCTTATTCTCAAACTCAAACACACCTATTCTTTCTATTTCGCGAAATCTATTTAAGGCATCATATAAACCCGATTGTGTCTTATCTCTATATCTATCAGTTTGTTCAACATCACCAGATATAAAAAACTTAGAATTAAACCCAATACGTGTAAGTAACAATTTCATTTGTGACGGTGTTGAGTTTTGAGCTTCTTCAAAAATTAATATTGAGTTATCTATATTCATACCTCTCATATATGCCAATGCGAACACCTCAATAACATCATTTTGTTTTAATTTTTCTCTTGATTCTTTTCCTATTATTTTATTTAAAAGATAATATGATGGAAATATATACGGGTCTAATTTTTCTTCTAAATTACCAGGTAAAGAACCTAGTTTCTCTTCCGCTTCAACAGCGGGTCTAACTATAATAATTTTTTCATATGAATTTGTATCATCCATTAGTAAATCTATAGCCGCCCTCATTGCGACATATGATTTACCTACACCTGCAGGACCAGAGCATATTGTTATTTCATTATCTATTAATTCATTATAATATACTTTTTGATTTTCAGATAAAAACTTCTTCCTTGAAACTTTCCCAATTATACTCTTTATCTCTTCTTTTTTAACTACTTTGTATGGCATGTAATTTTTTTTAAAATTTAATCTTTTTTCAGTTAATGTAAATCCATGTTTATATAATTAGATTTACATTGGCCCAACCACCACTGCATTTCTGTAAAACTACTTTCCTTAGTGCCATATATATTTTTAGATAAACCACCGAGATATAAATCAATTAATATATCTTGCATTCCTTCTACACTTGAGAAGTCTCCAAATTTTGTTCTTTTAATAGTGGTGTATACGTCATATCTTTCTTTGAGATGACATACTGTGTCCTCATCATCACAAGTTAATAATATTTTGTGTTTAATATTATCCATATATTTATATAACTTTTCTATTTTAAATTTATGACCCCATGATTTATATTCTCTTGGAAAACTTTTAAATGTCCTAACAGATACAGTATCAAACTCACCTAAATAATCTTTTTCAATAGACACTCTTTCTTTTATATAATCTATGGGACGTAGATTATTTATTACTTCGATGTATTTTTGTTGTATACTAAAGTCTATATCGTCCTTTCCAATGTTGGTGTTGTGAGTGTTCATATTAGGGTGAATAAACTGACAATCTGATACACTTTCATTATAGTCACATTTAAAAGTATTCTCATACAAATCTGAGAATTCACACCTTACACCACCAACGGAGGGTTTAGTGTCCCACTGTAGGTTTATTTTTTCATATTCTGCGATTGACGAAATTATACATTTCATCCGATTAGATATACCACCATAGGGTATACAATTAATCATAACTTCATTTTTACATAATCTTTATGGTATCCTCTTGTATTTCTTCCGACAAACGGGTCCCATATAGAACCAAAATCTATCATACTACATTTATCACCTATTACATCATATAACTCATCCACTATAACATTTGTTGCCATAGAGGAAGACATACCAAAAACCACATTGTCATATTTTTCTGAGATATCTATCATTTCTTTTTTAATTCTTTCTTTATCTAAGAAACAATTTACTAAAGGAACTGAGATAAAATCAGTATATTTTACGTTTAAATCTCTTAAACTATCGTTAGAAACTATTACAAAATTTCTTTTTTCTAGTGATTCAATCAATTCTTCAATACCACCTTTCAAAACAAGGTCTTCCCATATTCCGGCGTTAACCCAGTCAACTATAATATTTTCTTGATTTAGAAAATTTGTTAGTGGATTTAATATTCTTGCAATTTGTCCATGTGTTATATTCCATATTGCCTTGTAGTAACCTTTGTCGTTTTTAAGTGCCTTATTTAAGCCACTTCTAAGTTCAGGAAAATATTCATGACTATCAGTGTTTCGACCAGACACACCCCACGTACAAAACCACTCACCATCTCCCCATCTCGTAAACGAAAAATTTTCCTTATTGTTTATTTTATCTATATAAAATTTATAAGGGTTATTTGTTATATTAATATTACTCATTTATTTTTTTTATATAAAAATTTTTAAAGTTATTTATGATTGTCTCTTTATTGAATTTTTCAATATCTAAAGGAACTTCCGTAAAATCTTTTCCTTTAATATTTCCTTCCTTATCCACAGTGTAGATTATACCAGGTTTACCACATAAGTAACCCTCAATAGTAGTTCTACCTAACATTATACCTGCGGTTACGTCACACTGATGATAAAAATCTTCTATTTTTTCTGTCGGAGGGTAGTAATTTACGTGGTCATACATCTCCCCATATTTACTCGCATATCCCATGGTGTCCTTACCGACTAACCACAACTCTTCCTTACTTTTATCTAAAGATGTTATTAAATCTTCAATACTACTTTTTCTAAGGTAATCCATAGTACCAACAAATAAGGTTATTTTTTTACTTATTTCCTGTTTAGTTTTTGGTTTAAATCGAGTATCGTCGAAAGGATTATATATAACCTCAATAGAATCACTATCTAAATCGAAATCACTGATTAAGTAATCTTTAATTGAAGGTCTTATTGCGATATACCCTTTTACATTATCATTAACAACAGGATTTTCTAAGTCTATAATTTCTGACCTTACAATTGTTACGAATTTTTTTTCGGGATAAAGTTCTAATAACCTTTCAGTTATTGGTGTGTGGTTTGTTTGTATGATGTCAAAATTAACATTCTTTAATCTATATAGTTTTCCTTTCTCAGATGTCTTTAACCCGTTTGGGGTTTTCATAGACCATAACCCATCCCCAACCTTATAACCAGGTGGTTCAGACATAAGATATGTCTTAATTCCGTGATTATTACATACTTGTTTAAAGTGATTACTTACGTTAAATGATATAACAGAAACATCACATCCTTTTTTAGATAATCCCTTAGCTAACTCTATAGTTGAAATTTCAGAACCTGTAAGCCCTTGGAAGTTTAAAACTCCTAATAGAACTTTTAACTTTTTGTTTTCAAATAACTCAGGTAGTTTTTTAGGTAAATCAGATTTAAACCTTTCAGTAAATAAGATTCTGTTTTTTTCCCACTCATCATTGGTTTGTCCTATCGATAAATGGGTTACTCGAACATCATACATCACACCTATTTTAACACCCGATAAATGATTTTTAAATGAAAAATAAATATCATAAAAATGAAACCCATTTACTGACTCATCAAACGTATGTACTATATTATTTTTATTTATTGCAATAAATAAACCATCAACTAATAGAACTTCCTCAACCTTATTACCTAAACTATTTGAGTACTTAGACTCCCATTTTTTCCCTTCGTGCTCATGGTTAACAATACCTTTCATTTTTGTATTATCGTCCCACCATCTTCCTGTATCGGGCATTGATATACTACCGGCTAAACCAAGTATACCGTAATCGGGGTTTTTATTAAAATGTTTAACTATTTTATTACCCCAACCCTTTTTATCAAAGTATATATCATCATGACATAAAATTACAATATCATTAGAAGATTTTTCTAATATTATATTATAAGCCTCTGACAAAGAGTGTGTACCTTTATTTTCAAAGGGTATTATTTCAATGTTTTTAGGACCACATGTAGATTTTATGTGTTCTATAAAATCAGGGCTAACTTCTCTCGTACTAAATCCGATGGTTATCATTAGTCATCAAATACTTCTATTTCTAATGTCTTAAGTGTTAACTCAGTCCACTGACCTTTATATCTTGTTCCTCTAACAATATGATTATCTATCCAATGATAATTACCACCACGAGGTTTACCCATTAATAAATTACTATATTTAAATCCCCATTTATCCAACCATTCCTCAGTAATCTCTCTTACCTCTTCTGTGCGTGAAGTAAAGAAAGTTATAATGTGACCTTCATCAAACCATCTATTTAAAGTCTCAACCGACCCCTCATAAGGTATTACTTGTCTCATACGTTCAGGTTCCTCGTTAGGTACATCATCAGTGATTGTACCATCAATATCTATTAGATAGTTTTTTAATCCATCGGGTAATGTAGGACTATTCGCATATCCCTCATCATTTGTTGTTGTCTTTAATTCGATTGTTTTTTTCATAATTAATTAATTTCCTGTAGACCCGAACCCATTATCATTTCGGTCTTTTTCTTTTATTGACTCTACTTTAACTAGATTTACTTGATTACCTTGAGCCACGGGGCAAACAACTGCTTGAGCAATTTTATCACCTTTATAAATTGTTTGTGGTTCATTATTAAAATTAAAAATAATAACTTTAATTTCTCCTGTATAACCATAATCTACGGTACCAGGTGTGTTTAATACTGATAATCCTCTTTTTATTGCTAATCCACTCTTAGGTCTCACTTGTATTTCACATCTTTCGGGTACGTCTAAGAATAGTCCTGTTGGTACTAACGCTCTACCGAAAGGTTCTAAATTAACGGTTTCGTTAGCCCTTAAATCAAATCCTGAGTCTGTTGAATATGCGTATTCAGGTTCTTGATTGTCTGATTTGTAAACATAATTTAAAGTTATTTTAGGTATCTCATACTCCTCGTTAAAATTACTTTCAATCTCATCTATGTTTATACCTAAATTCTTTAGCATTTCAGTAGGGTCGGACATGTCCACGTTGGTTAGTTTAGACTCAAGTTCCTTAAGTGTTTTTAAACTGTCTTTAAATTCGTTAAATTTTCCTATCATTTTAAATCGTATATTTTTTTCATTACATCCACTAATACTTTTACATCTCTTTCACAATAATCCGCAATAGGTTGTAAACCATTAGAATTCCAGTAGGTATCATGCACTAAGTTACCTGAAACTTCACCTGTTTTTGGGCTTTGTACGTCTAAAGCGACACACATTAAATCCAAAGATGCGGGTGAGTTAAATGAACCAAATTGCCAAAACTCTTTAGTATCTACCGCTTTTAAATCCCACGGTTTAGTACCTAATGATGGTAATATTTTTGGTGGTTTAATCCCATTAACTACAAATCTCTTTGATAACATCGGCATATCAAACCCTTTTATGTTATGTCCACAAAGGTGAAAGTCTAATTTTAAAACTTTGTTTAATAAGTCTTTTACACCTAACAATAATTTTTTCTCATCGTCTTCAGCAAAAGTGGTTGTATGTATTTCACCTTTAGGGGTTATAAATGAAAATGACGCTACGATAATTTTAGAAAAATCAGATACTAATGCCGCGTGATTAGTAAAAATTTCATCAAGTGATTTACCTACATCATCGGGGTATCTCTTCTCAAACCAATTACGGTAACTTTCAAAAAGTCTACCCATCTCAGGATTTTTGTTATTTAGTGTAGTATAATCTTTTTCGATTCCTACAGTTTCTAAATCAAAAAATAAAAGTTTATTTAGTGGTACTTCAATCATCTTACTAATTCTTTATAAATTTCTGAACGAGTCTTCGTTACAGTTTTCATGTCATAAGTTCCATTAACTGTCTCATACAACCTCTCTCCCAAATCCTCGGCAAAAGAAGGGTTCTTAATTAACTTTTTAATATATTTTGCCCAATCAGATTTATTTCTGTGTTTATCAACAACAAGAGCGTTACCATTAGTGAATTCTCCTTTATCAAGAGCGTGGATTAAATCAATTGTGTATGGACCAACATCAGACGCAATTAACGCTTTTTTATAGAATCCTGCCTCAATAACTTTAAGTTGGGACTTCATCCTATTAAACATAGTATCTTTAATAGGTGCTAATGACACATCAAATTTAGAATAGTTTTTTGCGTAGCTTGTGACGGGTTGTGTCCACACTCTGTGATAAAATGCGTCCTTATCGGAATAATCACCATCTACCTCAAACCTCATTAAAAAGTTGTGATGGTCTTCACTTAATGTTTTATAATTATTAGTGAAAATCTCTTCGTATTTCTTCCACACAGTTTCGTGTGGTTTAATAGGTCTTTGTTTTTGTTCTCCCGTTTGAGGATTGATTTCAGTTACAGTACCTCTTGTGTCAAACCCGCACACATACATTTGAAATTCGTTTTTGAATTCAATTAATTTACTGACCGTACCATCTAACAACATTAAATCGTGTAAGTGAGATGAGCCACCTAACCAACCAAAACGTAATTTTTCGGATTCTTCTGTCTTTGATTTAAATTGTTCCTCTTCAGGGTCTACTGCATTTGGTAGTACGAATACGTTCTTGTTGATTTTTTTAATCTCTTCAGCAAATAAAGTAGTTGTAGTAGTTACGTATTGAGCCGCTTTTATATTTTCTTGTATATGAAACTCTAAATTATTTTTTTTAACTAAGTCATATGCGGGATGTTCTTTACCTGGAGACCAATAGTCGTCGATATCACAAATAGTGACTATTCCCCATTTACTTAATTGTTCAATAATTTTAGGGGAATTTACGTAATCTCTACCGATAACTCTGTGAAAATGTACTATTTGGTACTTTTTCCAGTAGTTTTCATCGTTGATTTTTGGTTCGTAATCAATATCTACGTGGAATTCTTCAGAATAATGGTTTTGTAGATATACGTGGGGGTCAACAGACCTGAATTTACCAACACCTGTACGGTCAGATGGTAAAACTAAAACATTAATTTTTGACATACTTATTCAGTTTAGAAAAAGTATAGTAAATAATGTTTTATAAGAAAAGTTATTGTTTGACTTTTTTGATTTTTGTGACTCTACCCTCAAAAATATGTTTACCCACTCTTAATGATAAAGTTTCATTTGTTTTTTGACTACTTTCACTTATTAGACCTGCATTAGTTAATTCCTCTTTTACCACATCTCTTACAGTGTCTCTAACAACATCTCTTATCATCTGTTTTAAATCATTATTAGATGTTTTTGTGTTGGTAGATTCTTGTGTTACTTGTGTATTTGTAGTCCCATTGTTCATTAGTCTTACTGCTCCTTCTATAACATCATTAGAAAGTGTTGCTCCGTTCATTTGTGGTTGTACAATCGGGTTCTCAAGCATAAGTTTTTTAATCTCGTCGGGTAACTTAGAGTTAAGTACTGCATCATTTGTTACCGTTTTAGTTGAGATAGTATTTTGGATATTTGGTTGTTGTTGAGGTGCAGATTCCGATAATACGTCTTGTGGTATGTTATATTTCGCATTAGTATTCTCGTTAACCATTGATAAACCTCCTGTCTGCCCTCTAGGAACTTCATTGTGTTTATCCATTATTTTTTTAGACATTGCTAATTTTTGCATTAAATCACTCATCTGGTTCTACGTTAAATTTTGCGTTTAATATGACCCTTTCCATACTTTTATCTCCGTTAGGGTTATAGTTGGGTCTTACTTCACTAAAGGTATCTGCGGTTGGTTGGTAAGTAAATATTTTATCCGCTCTAAACAATCTCCAACCAGGTAAGGGCTTTTCACCGATTGAAGCAGTATGGGAGGCTCCGTCGATATCCCAAGCCCTAACCACAAGGTTACCTGCTTTACTATACCCGACACATACGGGTTCAATTCTTCTATAACCTTTACCGCCGGGTATGTCACCATCATAATATACTGTAACAACAATTCTCTTCTTTATTGAGTCTTGAATATCCCCCAATGAAGCGACTTCTGTCAATAAAGATTTGAACGTTGTTATTAATTTCATCCTTCTACGGTATACGGTTGTTTAGAATTATACTTATTGATTTTTATATCATCTTTTCTTTCAAATACATCAGTGGACGTACCTGCGTTTTCGTTATATACATCTAAGAATGTTCCCGTACCCCTACCAATTTCATCACCGTCTGCTACCGCATCAGGGTGTACAGGAGAGTATTTATCTGACCTCGGTGAGAAATCATTTTTTGGGAATAACTTAGCTCTTTCAGCTTCTGCTATTGCAGATAATTGGTTTTTCGGTTGTTCGAAATCTAGTCTATCGTTTTGAGTTGCCATTATTTTATTGATTTAAATAGTTGGTTTATTTTTTTTATTTCCTCAGTAATTGAGGTGTCGAATTTATTTATTCCTTTTTCGTGTTTATCATGAGGGTTAACCACAATACCATCTTTTTCATGGGAATCTATAAATTGATTTTCCATACCTGTATCTGATTTAACAGTTTTTCCACTGTCTAATGTTTTTCTCCACCCATCTAAAACATGGTTACACCATTTATTCATTCTGTCACCACCATTTAAAATGTATGGACTATCCTTACCATCACCATTGTAAGAATCAAACCAATTTTTAATTCTTTTAATGACAGGGTAACTAACAATACCGGTCTCTCGTAACTCTTTGTTACGATTATAACCCTCAGTATTACTATCTCCCTCAACCATTTCAAAAGACTTTTGTAAATGGTTTTTTAATGAATCGGGTAGTTTTGCCTTTCTATGGTATAAATCCTTATTCATTTTTAAACATCTTAATTAGCTTAGGTATTGAGATACCTTCGGCATCTGCCATGTTTTTTAAGGCTTTTATATTTCTTTTTATAATAGGTGAAACATCTTCATCGTCTTTTGATGTGATTCCTAAATCATCAGATTTTTGGATTAGTATTTCTTCTGCCATTTTTTGTACGTCTTCTTTGGTAAAAGACCTTTCTTTTTCGACTAATCTACCCTTCATGACAAAATTCTTAAATTTTTTAAATTTAGAAGTATCATCTAATT